GCCTTCAAAAGACCCGTGCGCTCGGGGGCCCTCTTCATCGAGATGTAGTAAGAGAGGCCTGCAACCATGCAGGGCAGGAAGCGGAACGGGATGTCATTCGTGTTGGTCAGGGAGTCGGCGTCCTGCATACGACGAACGTAGTAATACCGAATCTGGTCCGTCGAGTTCTCAGGGGCAGCCCAGAGATACATCGTCGGAGTGATCGTCCTGTCAAGGAAATACTGGCTTGGACGCCCCTGAGTGGTCTTGTTTGGCAGGGTGAAGTATTCCGTGCGACTGATTCGATCTATCTCAAAGTCCGTCCCACTGCGGCGGACGATGACGTCGAGAATATCGACAACGTCAGCGGCCAGTGCGTAGGACGGATCGCCTGCGACGACAGTAAAGATGCCTTCGGCCACGGTCCACAGATTAAGGCCGCGGTTGGCCCATTCTGCCAGCATCAGGTTCAGAGACCGACGGGCAGTGCGCGCGTCATAGCCCGTGCGGACTTCAAGACCGCAGCGCTCATACGCTTCCTCGATGATCTCCGCGACGTCGAGGTTGAAGTCGCGCGAACCTGATGTGGTCATGGGTTATTTCGCGCCCTTCTTAGCGGTCTTCTTGGCACCTGAAGGCTTCATGCCCATAGCCATGGCTTTACGTGGGCTGACCATGTCGGCCGAGACCTTGCCACCCTTAGCCATTTTTCCAACGCCATCAGCGGCAAAATCAGGAACCTTTTTCCCGTCCTTCATGACCATCTTAATCTTACCGCCAGCCTTGTAGCCTTCTGGCATCATCTTATTCATCATGACCTAACTCCGTATAAGGGTTTACTTCCTAAACCTTGCCGTTTTCGCGGCAATCTTCTTTGGTTGCGCAACAAACTGTTTTCCAGCCTTTGTGCCTTCCCGCTTCGCTTTTGTAGTTGCAGCATACTCTGAAGCAGTCAATGACGCACGAGCTTTCTTAGGCAGGTATCTCTCCCCAGTGGCTTTTGGACCTTGGGTAGAGTTTTTACCACTCTTGGTTCCCCAATCCTCTTTTCCCCAGTCAGAAAGACTTTTTTGTGGCCCCTTCATTTGTAGCCACCCCCTTTGTCCTTATACTGCTTGGCCAGCATCTGTGCCTTACGAGCGCTCCACTGGCCCGGAGAACCCCCCTTGCCGCCAGCCTTGATGCTTTCAAAGAGCGACTTTCGCATGGTGGGCTTGGTGTAGTTTCCCGATTCGTTCACACGGGATTTTGTAGGGGCCATTTTCCTACCTCCGGGCTCAGTGATCTGCTTGGACATAGAGGATCGATTCATTTTAGCAGTTCCACGCCTTGAGGGACAAGGCCTTGCGGGTTGGCTTACCCTTTTCGTCTTTCATCGGGCCGGGCATCCCACCCATACGTGCGCAGAAGCTCTTGCGCCGTGCGGCGTCCTTCTTGGTCTTCGGGTTTGGGGCAGGAGGCTTTAGGTTCATACCTTCTGCCTTAGCCGAGGCTCGGCCCTTGGCGTTGAGACCGCCTTTGGGGTCCTTCCCCTCCTTGCGCTGCCACGCGGGAGTCTTGGCCATTGCATTATTACCCGTAGTAGACGTTGATGGAGTCCAGATTTGTTGCGTAGACATACACGCCAATCCGAGCAAGGAAACCTTCGTCAGGAACGCTGAATCCATTGAAGAAGATGTCGGTGGCAGACGTGTGATACGAAGCAAGCCAACGGGCGTTATAGCCGTTCTGCTTGTTGGAAACATAGCGGCAGACGGTGCTGGTGGCGATAGTCCCGCTGTTGATGTCGGTTAGCGTGAAGGTGTCATTGCCTGTTACGGTGATGACGTAGCTCCCGGGAGTCGCGATGACCCCGGAAGCTTCTTCAAAGGAGATGCCCACAACGTCGCCTGTTCTTAGGCCGTGCCCAACGCTGGTCACTGTCACTACGGCCGCGGCCCGGCCATAAGTGGCAGCGGTGGGCGCGACAGTGGTGTCCCAGAACTCCAGAATTCCTGCAGAGCTGGTTCCAACGACGTCGAAAGCCTTGATGCGGGTTCTTGTCTTACGGATAAAGCCACTGCTGTGGAGGTGTCCGGAAAGGATATCTGACGCGCCCATGTTATGATGCTCCTATTAGGCGTCGTAGCCGAAGATTTCGATCAGCAGACGACCCGCGGTGTAGGCCGCGTTCGAGGTGCCCTGACCAACAAGGTAGAGGTACTGGTTGGCGGCGATGTCGGTGCCATAGACAGCCGATCCCAGAGCCAGAGTGCCAGAGTTAATGATCTGGGTTTCGGTCAGGGTCGAAATTGCGACGTCCTCTACGCCCGTTCCTTCGGTAGCCGAGTACAGGTCGATGTCGGTGTCACCGCCAACTGGTAGCTCATAGCAGGTCATACGAACACCAAAGACCACGCCATTATTGGCAGTCGTGACTCGGGCAATGTAGGCCACGCCCGCACCGTTAGTACCGATGATGTCGCCAGCCGTGCCTCCCGACTGCAGACCAGTCAGATCAAGCATGATCGAGGTGGTCACAATGCCGTTGTTGCGGGCAACGGAGGTCTCGTAGACCGTACCCGTACCAGCGGTGATTCCAACACCTGCGGGGTTTGCGATGCCGAATCCGAACGAACCAGTGAGGGTTTCGGTGCCGGTGGTAGCGTTGACAGAAATGGTCTGGAAGCCGTTTTGCGAACGGACGGGACCGCTAAAGGTGGTATTGGCCATGGCCTTTTCCTCTTGCACAAGGTTTCGCCCCGCAGTCTGTGCAACGTCAGGAAGGGCTTCCTGTCTGCGCGGCTGATGTTGCCCTTTGGAACAGTCTACACGTAGTGAAGCGAAAAAGAAAGGCCCACCGAAGCGGGCCTCTCACTGCAATCCCGAAGGCGTTGCAAGGGATCAAGCGCCGATTGTGCCGAACACGCAACGTGGGTCCGAGAAGCCGAACGAGTAACGTTCACGGGCCTTGTAGCGCATGTTGCCGGTGTCGAAGTCAGCTTCCATGCCAGTCGAAAGCGGGGTGCGCTCGAAGTGGATGAAGCCGCGTGGAGCGTCCGTCTTGATGAAGAATGCGTCAGGGTCGGTAAAGAAGTCGTTGACCGCATAACCTTCTGGCAGCATGCCCATCGAGCGGATGGCGTTCACGTCGTTGTCGGCGGTGCCGACGCGGAGGTTCGATACCATCAGACGTTCTGCAACAAACTGAAGCTGGCGAGGAATCATCAGCTTCATGCCGCGCAGAGCGACTTTCAGGCCACGTTCGTCAACAAAACCAGCGATGTTGATCAGAGCGTCCTCAAGCGAGGTTTCGTTCAGGTCGGCGTCGGTGGTGGGACGGTTGGCGAAAGTTGAGCCGTTTACCAGCGGGTGGTTGGTGGCGCAAAGAGCCACACCGTCACCACCAGCCGAAGCACCGCCAGTGAAGGCGTTGTTCAGAATGGCAGCGGCTTTCACCTGCTTGCTGTGAGCCATCGAGCGGGCAAGAGCACGAGTGTAACGGCTGCCGAGGCGGTCGTACAGGTTGTCCTCAATGGCTTCCTCGGTGATCGAGAAGGCCAGCGCGATGGTTTCGTGGTTATACCGAGCGGTGTAGGCTTCCTGAGCATCGTCATACGAGATGCCCGAACCTTCCGATTTGGTCGGTGCTGATCCGAAGCCGGACAGCATAACCTCTTCTTCGAATGCACGATCCGAAGACTCGGTGGTGAAGATTTCAGCATGCTGGTTTTCATACCGAGCATACTCCATGCCGAACAGAGCATTGAGACCGGGCTCAAGCTCTTTCGCAAGTTGCGCGCGCGAAATTGCCATAGGTCAGGCCTCCTTATGCCACCGTACCTTCAGAATTAGCCTGAAGGAGTGCGTGGTTGTTGAACATTACAATCATCTGGATGCCTGCAGCCGCGAAGTCTTGGCTGGTCGGATCATCGTGGATGCCGAGGATTTTGAGCGGAAGCGACTCGTTCGAAGCATCGAGCGTAGCCACATCCATGGTTGCCGAGGATTGACCTGAGACGGCCGAACCAGAAGTTCCCAAGTCAAACTGGGTGTTCTCGAAGATCGCCGCACGAGCCGTGGCTCGGCTGGTGAACGAGGCGTCGGTTCCAATGATGAAACGCTGGGTGGGGTTGTCATAGACATACCCAACGATGTCAAAGTTGGTGTTCGCGCCGGAACCGGGCCAGTAGTTCGAAAAAGTTTTCTTGCCGGTCACGGACGAAACATATTCGCAGCCTGCGAATACGCCGATGTGCTTGTAGGTGTCGCCGGAGGCAGAGCCAGTGATGGCAATGTCGCCACCGTTGGTTACGATGACCGGGGAACCGTTGTAGATCGCAGAAGCGCCCGAAGCAATAAAGTACGCATTCGTACCTTGGCTGTTGGGAGCGCCACCCGCGAGGTTGATTGGGCGAAGCCCAAACGCACCAGAAGAGTTAGCCATTATGTTGCTCCATGTCAGTCGGACTTCTTACGTCCGCCAAAAGATACCCGACTTTGCCGTTGTTGATTAATCGGCATCGACGGATGTTGCTCCTTCATCAGGTCCTGATCAACAGCTTCCATTTGTTCGCGGGTCCGGCCCCCGTAATACGCGGTTCTTTCTTGGGCTGTCTCAATTGGAACACGAGTGAGAATCAGACCACCGTTTCCGATGACCCCGGCATGTTTGCCGTCCTCAACCGTGGGTGCTTGGTATCCCGGATGCTCGTCCGCACGGACCGGCTCATAGCCTTGACGTATGCGGTTGAACACGTTCCCATTGTCCTCTTCACCTCGAATTGAGGCGCGGACCCACCGATGCTTATACCCTTCGGGTGCAGGCGGTGCGTCAAGGACACTGGGCGGGGCCCAAGGTTTGCGGCGCGATTCGTTGTCGCGTGTTGCGCTTTCGCGCGGGCTTCTGTCGGTCATGCTCTCATTCCTTCACATATTTCGCGTATTCTTCCAGCGGAACGTTCAAACGTTTCGCCATTGCGACCTGAGAAGCGGTGAGCTTCACCGACCTGCGTCCCTGTACAGCAGCCTTCGAAGCACTCGACGCGGCAGAGGCGACCCGCGCTGGTGTGGCCGATTGAGTTGTCTTGAATTTGTCAGGGAACTCCCGACGAATCCGACTATCGATCTCACTATAGTACTCATTCGACGTCGGGTCAAATCCTTCGTCTTCCACAAGAGTACTATGTAGCGCCATCGCCACAGCAGTGAGCACTTTATCCGTACCAAACCACTCGTTTTTCTCAGCCCAAGTCTGCGCTTTACGATCTACACGGACCTGTTGTTGGGATTGAGCAGGGGTTTCTGTCTTCTCAACCTGCTGCGGTTGAGCATCCGAACGTTGCTTTGCGATCCGAAAACGCTCCTGATCGATGGCAATTTTAGACATTTGCTCCTGAGCCAAAGCCAATGCTTCTGGGTCGCCAGACTCATAGGCTTTTTTGAAGGCGTCTTTGGCAGCGGAGGACTGGGCCTCGAGACGAGTGCCGTACTCACTCAAGTAGCCTGTATCGAGACCGCGAACACGCTGCTGAAGTTTTTGGTTCTCTTGATAAAGCTGCTCAGCTAAGCGGTGAGCCTCTTCCTTGTCGCGCTCCGCAGCGCGGGTCTTGGCGGTCAACTTATTGATGCGGGTCTTGACCTTGGTGCTGTACTGACCAAGCTCATCATCGTCATCTTGCTGCGAGAGCGAAGTTTCCTGATCTCCGGACTCAATCTCTACCGAGACTGAGTCATCAAACTCATCGTTATTTTGGCTCATTTTCGTGCCCTCAAATGTGTTGAATGTCGTCAGGGTCAGCCAATGTGGCGATCACCTCATCGTCATTGATGATGCGAACTTCTCCACCATCAATGCGGAATCGAGAGCCCGCATAACGGCCAATGCAAACCCACTGACCCTCCGCGCACCACGGTTCCGGGCTGTCCCCAAACTTGTTGGGGTCGCAGTAAGCCAGCGGGCCAATGCGTAGGACGTAGGCAACAACCGTCGCCAAAGCCTCCCGCTCACGAACCTGATCTGGCAGGATCAGACCGCCGTCGGTCTTTACCTTGCCTTTGTACGGCATAACCAAAACACGCCACCCAGTAGGCTGTGGGAGGCGATCAAGAAGGGTCTTCTCCAAGAGGGAGGGGTCAAGAACTCGATCACTGGAGTCCACGTAAGCTGCGCCTACGCCAGATTGTTCCACGTCTTTTTCTTTTTTCGCTGCTATGCGCTGAGCAATGTGCTCAGGAACGTAAAGTGTCTTCGACATCGTCGTCAGATTTCTCCAGCAGGGATTTCAATGATTCCCGCGCGTAGTCGAGTCCCTGAATCTCTCCTACGACCTGCCGATACTGCTCAAGGTTTGTAGCGGCACCGAGAACGAGTTGATCCGCAAGCATTTCGCGGCGCTCGTCCAGTTGCTTATACATAGCTTTTGCAAAGACAACAACATTCATGTTCACTGACCTTTCTGGCGGCGCGCGACCTGCTGAGCGGCGATGCGCTCACGCGCGACTTGGGTGCGGTCCTCGGCCACCTGCTCTTGGACCTCGATGCGGGCCGCGTCTGAGGTTGCGCGTTGCAGAATCTTTTTGTTCTCCAGCGACAGCTTCTGCTGGTCAAGGGCCTGACGCTGAGTCTGATCCTTGTCTTTCAAGGCAAGTTCCTGCATCCGAATCATGACCAAGGGGTCTTGGCCATCACCCTGAGGCGGCGACAATCTTGGGGCAAGCTCGGTCATCAACTCTGCCAGAACCTGAGCCACACGAGCCTCGACTTGGTCAGGGCTGAACTGGGGTGGCATGGCGGAAATTTGACCAATCTGCTGCAAAGCATCTGGCAAGGCGATCTGCCCGTTCTGGGCCGCCAATCCGATCTGCGCACCCATCTGGGCCCCCTGCTGCTGCTTGAGTTGCGCAAGCTCAGCCTCAACCATTTCCCGCGCCTTTAGAGATAGGTGCTGGAAAATGTGGGCCGAAACGACACCGACGAGCATCGGGGTCATTGAAACAATGCCGAACTGGAGCAAGGCCAAGTGGTTCTGGATGTGCGCGTCGTGATCTTGCTGCGGGAAGGCCTGCGGCACTTGACCTTGGATCAGCATGACTGACTCCAAGGCAGGGTCCTGAGGCTGGGGTTGTGGCGGCAGGGGGAGGAGTTGGTCGATGTTCTCGACCTCCAGCGCCTGATACATGCGACGATACGCTTCACGTAGATTATGAAGCTCGGGAGCGGCCTGAGCCAATTGTAGCTCCGTCTGCGCCAAGGTGACCCGCTGCGACATCGAGAAGATGTTTGGATCAGAGACCGGAATCACGTCCACGCGGTCGTCAAAGTCAGCTTGCTTGATCTCAGCAGGGGCCCCAGCAACGGCATACGGGTACACTGGAGGCAAGTTCTCAGCGATCACACGAGCCAACAGGCGGAACTCGGCCTTCTGGGCATAGTGCAGGCGCTTATGGATAGCCGACATAACCTTCATGCCGCGCTCAAGCAGAGCAACGGTGGTGCCGACAGGAGCCTCGTTGTTGAGGTTGCTCATCTGTTGGTCGGCCAACGCAATGAAGCGGCGGCCGTCGTTGACCAGAGAGCCCAGCAACTGACCCAGCGTGGCCGACGGTTCTTTGTATGGCAGCGGGACCAAAGCGTTGCGAAGGTCCATGCCGGGGGCGTCGATCTCGCGCCATTCGCCGGGCTGGATGGGGCTGTCGTTGTCGCGGACGCGGATGCCCTTGGCCTTGAAGCCTGCAGGCAGGTTGGCAAGGGTGCCTGCGTCGATAAGCTGGCGAAGAATGGACGTGGCCGACCGACCAAGGCCACCAATCATGTGCACAAGGCCAAACCCGTAGAAGCCAAGACCCGGCAGGAACTTGTAATGCACAAAATACTGACGCTTGCGCTTCAATGGGTCCACGGGGCTGTAATTGCGCTGGATCGACAGAACCTCGTTGGTGTCCTTGTCCACCGTGACGATGTACGGCAGCTTGAGACCTGTGGGCGTTCCGTCTACGGACATGTCCTCAAAGCCCTCAAGGTCAAGTTCCGCGTGGAACTCCAAAAGGGTTCGGATGTCGTCAGAGAAGCTCTTGGAGCGGCCATCGATCTCGTCAACCTTCTCCTTGACGATGTTTGTGGCGTCCGTGGAGTTGCCCTCGCCCAAATCGATGTCGCGATACGCTCCAGAAAGCTGCATCTTGCGGACGTCATTTCCCTGCATCTTGAGGACGTGAGTCGCGCGCGGGGTCGTGTCCAAATCAACGGCCGAATACGGCACGACCAAGTCCTGCGCGGGAACAAACTCCGAAACCTCGCGGCCGCGCACTGGATCGTAGTAGACCTTCTTGAACGTCGAGCCAGACAAGGGGAGGTAGAACAACATTTGGTCCATGCCCGGATCGTATTCAGTCATGACCTCCATGATGCGGTAGTTCATGAAGTTCTTGACGCGGGCGGCTTGAGCCTCAGTTTCAGGGGTCTTTGCACCCATGATCTGGGTTTTGACGGGGCCAGATGAGGGCAGCAATTCCTTGTAGGCCTGCGCTTGGAATTGGGTTACCGATTCCGAAATCAGGGGGTGGGTGACGCCTGAGGCTCCGTCAAACGGCTCGCTGCGCTCCTCGTATTTGATGCCCAAAAGGTCCAGACCACTGGCATAGGCCTCTTCCCACTCCTGACGAGACTGCAAGTCGTCTTGGTAATCTGCCAAGAGTTCACTGGCGAGGCTGCTCAAGGTGCGTTCGTTAATGTATTCCGCAAGGTTTGCACCGTGCTCCATGGCCTCAGGAGGAGTTCCGTCAATCTCATCGTCACTCAGCAAGGCTTGGATCGTCACCCCACCATCGGCGTCCTCAATAATCTCAGCGCCGCCCGGAAACTCCATGGGAGAATCGACCGAAATCTCCACACCCGGAGCCAAAAGGTCGTCAGCCATTATGCCTCTATCAACGATTGCCATCAGTAATACTCCCGTTTCTTCTGGTGCTTGGGCTCAGACATATCTTCTTCGCCGTTCAGGGTAAGAAATCCGCCCTGCCTGAAACGCATGAGGGCCAATGTCATACTATCACAATTGTGAACCAAAATGCCACTGGCATAAAAGCAGTGGGCATCTGCGACCTTGAGGTCATAAACCCTTGCGCTCTCTCCTGTTTCGACGACTTTTTCTACTGGCGCACGTCGCGGAGCAAAGTTTTGCTCGACCTGTTGGCGAAGAGAACGACGAACCGCATTCCTCGCACGTTGCAGGTTTTGGGTCAGCACGTTCAGCAGAGCGTTTCTCTCGGAGGCGATCACGGGCAAGCTCGAGAAAGTTTGCTGAAACCTCTCGATGCCATGCTCTTCCCTCTTCCCCCCTGTGCCAGTTGGCAGCTTTTTCTCGGCAACGGGCCAAATGCTCGAGGTTCCCATCAGAAAGGCCATGTTCCCGTCGGTCTTCTTGATGTTCTGCCCAATGTGCCGCGGAGGAGAGGCAAGTGAGGTTTTTAGGGTCGTTGTTCTGCCCGTTCCCATCCAGATGGTGGATGTGGTGTCCTTCTGGAATGGGCCCGTTGTGGTGCTCCCAAACATCTTGGTGGAGAAACCTAGAGCCGCCGGAACGAGAGAAGTACTCCCGAAGATGCCTGTGACGAGAACCCGGGTAGCGGCGATAGCGTCGTCCACCAAAGACGACAAGCTCAGACGCGACAGTTGGGTCAATTTTAAATGGCACAGCATAAGCTCCTTTGACGGTGCGAGCTTTACTGTATCTGACATAGTCACTGTGTCAAGGCGCTTCCATCCCGAAGTGGTCGCTACCCGATGATTTGCTGTTCCGCATAAGGTCCTACCCCCCGCAATCAGCTTAATTAGGGGATGAGTCCCTGTAAATTGAGATGCCAAAACAGGTTTGGGTCCCATTGGAGTGTATACAAGGTCTCCAGCCACGACCCGCTCAATCGGCAAAGAGGTGCCATCAAACATTAAGACTAGGGTGCCCTCGGCCAAACAAAAGTCATCGTGGTCGCCAGATGGGAATGAGGTTACCTCTTCAATGACGTCCTCGGCAAAGGTTTTCTCGAGGGGGGCCCAAACACGACCCGCCTCAAACAGCGGAGCGACCAAGTGCATCCGAGTGTTCTTGTCAAACCCGCCCTTGCCTCTTCGGCCGGGACTGAAGGTCAGGGCAGGGATACCGCGGGCCCGAAATTCGTCTGCCAGCGGCTGTCCTGTTGCCTTGGCTTCGACCAAGACCATGTCGGGCTCCCAGTATTCGTGCTCTTCCCACGCAACTTCCTTCAGTTCAGGGAAGGACCACCGACCTCGCTTGGCGTCGAGCAGGATTATTGCATCAGGCTCCCCTTCGACGGGCGTAAACACGCCCCAAGTCGTGATTGCGGAGTAGTCGGCCGTTTCTTTCTTGGAAAACGCCGTGTCGTAAGCCTGCAGGACATACTGAAGATTCGGAACCTTTTCTTTGTCCCAGTTTTTCCACCAATCCTTGCGAATAATCGCGGATTCCGACGACGTAGGCATCTGCTGCCACTGCGCGGACCACTTTGCGAGAGGCAAAGCTGCTTTGACCCGCAAAAGTTCTTCTTTTTTCCAAAATTCTGGCCACAAAGCGTTGCCCGAGGGCAAAATGGCAGGGAATTCGACCACTTCCCACTGGTCGGCCAGCACGTCGTTGCTCTGGGCAGAGATCAGACGCCCCGTTAGGTCCTTTTTACCCCATCTCGTCATAACGACGATGATCGAAGCGCCCGGTTGTAGACGCTGGCGGGGGCCAGAAGTATACCATTCATAGGCGTTGTCGAAAGCGGTCTCCGAAAGTGCGTCTTGTTCCGAGTGCGGGTCGTCAATGATGAACAAATCAGCACCACGACCAGTCACGGCAGCGCCCACACCAGCCGCAAAGTACTCCCCACCCATGTCCGTGGACCAACGGCCCGCCGATTTTGAGTCTTCCTTGAGCATCGTCTTCGGAAAAATCTCTTTGTAGGTCGGGCTGTCGATCAAATCTCGAACTTTTCGGCCAAACCGAACGGCGAGTTCCGTGTTGTGGGTGGCCTGAATGATCTTGAGCTTCGGATTCCGACCCAAAAACCACGCTGGCATGAGGTAGGAAGCAAATTCCGACTTCGAGTGTCGCGGAGGCATGTTGATGATCAAGCGCTTGATCTCTCCACGCGCCACCTTCTCAAGCTTTTCCGCAATGATCTTGTGGTGCTTGCCCACGATAAAGTTTTCGTAGACGTGGTGGACGAAGGGCATGAAGTTGTCCTGAGACTTTTCCCGCACCTCCTGTGCGCGGCGGGCCTCGATAAGCTCAAGATACTCCTTGAGGGCCTCATCTGGCATCAGGTCTAGGTTAAACACTTTCGATATCCTTGCGGTAGTAGCCACCCAAGCGGCCGTATCCGAGTCGTTCCACGAGCTTACCAACGCGATCTTGGGACACATCAGAGCCAAGAGTCACAAAGACAGACTTTGCACCACAAAGTCTAGCCCATTCTGTGACGTACTTGAGAAGGCGGGGTCCGACCATTGAACCTCGGGCTTCCTTTCCAACATACCATACGTGGTCGTACACCACCAAGTCCTCAGAAAAATATGGCGTGTTGAGGTAGGCGCAGATCATACCGACAATTTTTCCTTGCTCCTCGGCAACCACAAAAAGCATCTTTGGGTTTAAGGTGGAAGACATGATTTCCGCAGCCGTTTTGGAGTCGCTGAACGAAAGTGTTTGAAAGGAGGTCTCCGCATGCATCTCCTTGGACAAAGCCAAGAGAGCGGATAGGTCCTCCTGAACTGCTCTGCGGTAGGTGGCCATCAAGTGAGACTGGGCAAGCCAAAACGCTGTAGCGCAGCGCCACGCTCTGGTCGCGCTTTGGGGCGCGGGCTGGAGCGAAGAGTTTCAATCGGGACGCAGCCTTTGGACACCATATCGTAGACATAGCCTGCGGGGCAGTATTCTGGGGAACCTTCGGTCATCATCTCGAACCCCGTCATGATCGTGTTCATGCGTTCACGAGCATCGGCGGATGGGTCTTCGGCAGGGACGGCTGAACCGTAGCTCAAGGGTGTGTCGCCACCAAGAAGACGACCGCCCTCAAGGCCATCCCCAGAAGAGAATTTTTTGGCGTAGTCAAGCAGACTGGTTTCGTTGGAGTCCTGCGGATTATATTTTCCGCCCGACTCAACAAACTGCCGCATGCCTTTTCTGCCGCCGAGGTGCGCCATCGCCATCATGGCCTCAGGGGTCATGGTGACGCCGCCAATATCTTTTCCGAAATAGTAATCCAAACCCTTGTCTAGGACGTAGTCCATGACATCCTTTTCGTGCCACGCCTGAGCGTCTTCCTGCACTGCGGGGTTATTTAGGAAATCCTCCATGGAATAGTTCGTACCCATGGCGTTGTTGTAGTCTTGCAGGCGCGGAAGGCCCCACTGGTATTTTCCAGAGAACCCTTCCTTATTGACGACGCCGTAGTTGCCGCCGCTCTCAGACTGGCCAAGCGCTTCTCTAAATGTTTCGGCCATGAGTTACCTCCCAAAATTCATGGACGGACCAAACAGGTCAATGAGGTCCATCATTGAAAACTGCGGCACCGTGGAAAGACCAGAAAAGGCCGAACCATATCCGGGCATGGTTTGGTTGGGCATGGGCTGGCCGGTCATCGTCTGGCCGGCCATGCCGTAGACTGGGGAGTCCACAAAGATTGGAGCCATGGGCGTGGTCGGCGCACCTATTTGCGCAAGTTCCTGCGGAGTAGGGGGAGTTGGAGTTGGCTCAGGAGGCTGCAGAGAGGCGATACCGCTGCGATCCGACCCTCGGTCGCTCGTGTTTACGGGCATGGCGTTCATACGCTCGGCACCATAGCGGTTGCGGGCAACGTTGGCAGGGTCCGTGGATGTCAGGCCTCGGAACGAAAGCGGGCTGTACTCAGGGGTGGCGTAGGACTTGCCCGTCTTGGTGTCCATGTAGCGCGTATCTTTGCCCGTGCCACTCTTGAGCACTTCGGGACGAGCCTGAGGGCGGTTGGCAGCCGTAGGCTCAGACGAGGGGCGGGATTTACCCGGACCTCCGCCATCGAACATGTCCTTGAAGCTTGTGAATCCGCCGAGACCGCCTTTGTCGGAGGCAGCGGTTGATGCTCGGGCTTTGTCGTAGCCATCCTTCTTGGTGGTGGGCATGCTACTTTTCCTTCTTTTTGGACATCCCTGCCTCGGACAAGGCAATGGCAAGGGCCTGCTTGCGGCTCTTGGCCTTTGGGGCTTTCTTCGGGCCCTTGGGGTCAATGCCAGAGTGCAGTTTGCCCTCCTTGAACTCCCGCATGACCTTGGCGATCTTGGAGGGCTTTTTCATCGAAAGCCCCCAAACATCTGGGCAATCCCTTGGCCCATGCCGCGGGGCATTGGGCGCGATTGACCACCCATCATAGTCGAAAATGTCTTTGGGCCCTGACCACTCATCATGGCTGATGACGGTTTTAAGCTCTGACCACCCATCATAGGCCCTTGCCCCATCATAGGCCCTTGCCCCATCATAGGCCCTTGCCCCATCATTCCGCCCATATTCGGAGGCATTACACCCTGACCACCCATACCTTGCTGCGGCATTGGACCACCCATACCTTGCTGCGGCATTGGACCACCCATACCTTGCTGCGGCATTGGACCACCCATGCCCGGGGGCATGCCGCCCATGAGCGAAGCAATCCCGCCCTGTGGCATTCCCCCTATCATCGGGTTCATGCCACTCGGCTGTACGCCCTGACCTGTGCCCATTTTAGTATGTCCCCGAGAACTTGAAGCCGCTGACCTGCTGCTTACCAGACTGAGGTAGGGCAACGCCCTTGGTGCCGGGATAGTCCAGCTGCGACACCTTGGCGTCGTAATCAGCCTCCGCGTTTGGCGAAACCTTGTCCGAAGCCTTGATCGGAGCAGCCTTTAGTTTTCCAACGGTCTTCATTATTTCATCCCCTTGTATTTGCCGCCGCGGCCCGACATTACGCAACCGCCGTTTTTATAGCCTGTGACCATGCCGCCAGAAGCACGGCGCGTTACGTCACCTTCGTAGCGTTGCTGGGCTTCTTTCATGGCTATACTTGGGGCACGATAGTTGCCAGTTGCGGCCTTCTTCACGGTCTTGTCCATATACTTCTCTGACTTGTCCATATACTTCTCTGACGAGGTTGGCATAGGACGATTTGACGTCTTCTGGTTTTTGACGGGGGGCATAAAGTCACCAGCTGGAGTCATACCAGTAGAAATTACAAAATCATAAATTTCACCCGCAAAGTTTGGGTCTCCCAAAAGATCAGCATCTTCAAACTTTTTGAGTGCTTCAGCGCGGCTGTTAACGCCTTGGAACGCCTTTGACGGCCGTGCCTTAGGACGAGTTGACTTCTTCTGGGCAGTTTTCATGATGGGCTCCTTGGCCAAGGTTGGGGCAATAATAGCAGAGGTTTTACCGAAGTGCAAAAACATCTACGTCGAGACTCGATCCTTTGACGGGACCGCCCTTCTTAAATCCTTCATTGGGGGTGTCAGCCATTTTACGATCCAGTCCGAGATTGCATGAATTCTTGGTACGTGTTTAAGAGCTCAAGCTCCTCGGGACTTGCCTCTCCGTTCATGGCCTTTTGCGATAGGGCAAGCATCTCGCCTGCCAAAAGCTCGAGCCGCGTGTACTGATCACCACTACCATTCGGACCCTCAACCATGTCAGATAAATTTAGGAAGTTTGGTCGGCCGGGAGTAGACGAATCCACAGAGTTCCCGTAGGCGTCTCGATCCAGTAGCAGAGGCAAATTGTTAAAGTATGGGTCTTCAAATTCAAACAAGGAACGATCCTTGTATGCTTCAGAAATCCCCTTAGCAGGAGAGCCGTCAGGGTATCTTAGCCGAGTGTTGTTATCCCCAGAGGCTTGAACATTGGCCATGGAGTAGCGCATTTGCTGTGTGGGGGTAGACTTATATCCCGAGGTGTTTCCCTCCGCCCCCATCCCGCGCAGGTCTTTGGCGATATCTTGATTACGGGCCAAGAATCTGCGGGCAAGCTCCTGAGTGATTCCGTCAGCCATCAGAACGTCCCCCGAAATAAATTGCCCCGCTTCATGATGTCGCTCAAGGCGCGGATCACGCGGCCACCACCCTTCTTCAAGGGCTCCTGCTTGTCTGGAGCTTTTTCCGACATCTGCTGCCGAGGAATCGGCCGTGCCAAAGGTGTGCCTTTTTCGCGCATACTAAGCTCCAAGGTCCGTGTTCCTCGGTACAATAGCAGGGCAAGAAGAGTTTCTCAATAACGAAGGCCCGCCGGGGTGCCAGCGGGCCTTTGGCCTCACGTCAAGGGGGAGAAGGCCTCGACGGAGGCTATCCTGCAAGGAGGGAGGGGGCCTCGCAGGAATTACAGGAGCAGATTCTTATACTGCTCGATGACTTCGCGCATCTCTTTCTCTTCCCCAGCGTTCTTCTTGCGATCAGCCAAAAGACGACGAAGAGCCTTAACATTGTAGCCCTTTGCCTTGATCATCGTAAAGCAGTCTTTCTTGTCGCGCTGGAGATCGGCAATGCTTGCGTCGTAAGCCTCCACATCGTCGATGAACTGCCGTAAATCCTCGACAGCCGATTCACTAGCCATCTGGTTGTGCTTGCGAAAGTCCTCGTCTTCCTTAAATGGCAGCCCCATGTCAGACCTCCCTCGGCTGTTTGGTGGCTGCCTTGACGGCCCACATGGCAGCGCTTTCGACTTCCGTCTGAGCCAGAGCCTTGAGACGGCGCACCTCTTCGTTCTCCACTAAAGCGCCCGGTGCAACGCTATTCATGCCAACCTCCTCAATGAGGTCGATCAAGTCCGCGGCTGCGCGCTTGATCTTGCTGACCATGTCGTCTGACGACGGATTAAAGTTGATGCCAACGCGGTACTCACCCTTTGTCATGGGATTCCACCTTCGACTTCTTGGAGACAGGCTTCTTGCGCACAGGGCGATACCGGGAGACGAAGTCCTCAAACGAAAAATTCCGAACGACGCCACTTTCCTCCATAACGAGCCAAGAACCGAGGTGCGTGGTCTGCCCATACAAGTGCAGTTCTTCTTCAATTACCGTCAGGCTGCCCTTGGCCAACGCTCCTACGATCCAGTTGGGAACAGCTTCGTTGAACAACGGAACTCCGTCCTCAACTCCAATGTACTGAATGGCTTGGATAATGGCAGGCTTCTGCGGGATTTCTACGTACTTGGACATATGTGATTCCTCCTTGGTCCTTGGTTCTTGGTACACGGTTGGTTGTTGACTGTCAACAAGCCGAATGAAAATATACTGGCGAAAATTTTGGTGGAAAATTTAGCGTAGCATTCTCCCCAAAAAGCGCGACAGCCATCCGATCTCGGGCCTTTGCGGCAGCCTTGGCAGTCGAGAAAGTTCCGACCTGAATCTGTCGGCCGTCCTTCTTGATCCGAGCCTCATACTTCCCGCGCAAAAACCTGACGCCAAGATACGGGACCTCGCCTATCGGCTCTCGGTTCTGCTG